ACGTCCTTGCAATGGAAGGTATGCAATGACCGTGCCAATCTATCAGCAATGGCTAAACGCCAAGGCAGTTGAAGAAGCCGCCATTAAAACACGCCGCGATCTAGAGGACGCAATGGCGTTCGAATTGGCTTTGCCGGCCAATCTTGACGGCACCAGCAACTTTGACCGTGACGGCTATGCGGTGAAGGTTGTTGGCCGCATAAATCGCAAGATTGATTCCGACAAGCTGCAATCGCTGGCGGCAGAGCATGGGCTTGCCGATCATCTGCCCAGCCTTTTCCGGTGGAAGCCGGAAATCAACGCAACGGCATGGAAAGCTGCCGCTGCAACCATAACAGCGCCTTTGCTTGACGCCATTACGTCAACGCCTGGCCGCCCTAGCTTCACCATCACACGGAAGGATTAAGACAATGGCTAACCTCGGAGAGAGCTTTAACGCTGATGAACTGCCCACCGGCAGCACTGGTGAATATGAACTGCTGCCGGAAGGTCTTTATTCGGCCATGATCGCCAAGGCGGAAGTCGGACAAACTAAGTCAGGCACCGGCACGAAGATTGATTTGCGCTTGGACATCACCGGGCCGACACATCAAGGCCGGGTGATCTTTGCGGCGATCAACATCCGCAACCAGTCTGCCAAGGCCGAAGAAATTGGCCGGCAACAGCTTGGCGAGATTATGCGCGCCATCGGCCTGCCACGCCTTGAAGATAGCGACCAGCTTGTTGGGGGCCAGTTGCAGGTCAAGGTGAAGATCAAGCATCCGTCGCCGGATGATGTGGCGCGCGGCTATAGCCAAGCCCGCAACGAAGTCGGCGGTTATCGCGCTCTTGCTGGCGGTGGGCTTCCTGCGCCGGTTGCTGCCAAGGCTACCGCTGCACCGGCTGTTTCTAGCGCAAAACCGCCCTGGGCAAAGTAACAACAAAAAATGGGGCTGGTGATGAGCCAGCCCCAAGTTGTTCATGGGAGGAGACAAAAATGGCAAAGCTGCCGGAAACCATTATAGCCGATCAAAGCGCCGTTGCAAGCATGATAGATGCTCACCACGCTGCCAAGCGGGAACGGCCACGCCAGCACCTAGGCGCAAGCCTGCTAGGCCATCATTGTGATCGGTGGCTTTGGCTGTCATTTCGCTGGGCTGTCATTGAGCAATTCGAAGGCCGCATCTTGCGCCTGTTCCGCCGTGGCCATAACGAAGAAGCCACCATTATCGCCGATCTGGAAGCCATTGGCATCACGGTTCGCGGCCAGCAAAACCGCGTTGATTTTGGCGCGCATGTCAGCGGCAGCATTGACGGGATTGGCATTGGCATTCCCGAAGCGCCAAAGACGGAACATCTGCTAGAATTTAAGACGCATGGCAAAAAGTCCTTTGATGATCTGGCGGCTAAAGGCGTTCGCCTGTCCAAGTGGCAACACTTTGTTCAAATGCAGGTTTATATGGCCGGGCTAGATTTGACGCGGGCGCTTTATGTGGCGGTTTGCAAAGATGATGATCGGCTGCACTGCGAACGGGTGCGCTTTGATAAAGACGTGGCTGATGCTGCCATTGCCAAAGGCCGGGCCATCGCACTGGCCGACAGGATGCCCCCCCCTATTTCCACCGATCCGACATGGTATCAATGCGGCTGGTGTCCCGCAAAAGCGATGTGCCATAAATCACAGCCGACGAAGGAAGTGAATTGCCGCACATGCGCCCATGCGACGGCGAAAGAGGATAGCATTTGGCACTGCGCCCGGTGGGACATGGAGATTCCGCCAGACGCTCAGTATGACGGATGTTATGACCACGTTTTTCATCCTGATCTGGTGCCGTGGCAGATGGAAGGTTCAGACGATGGCTTATCAGTGACTTGGCTGATTGGGCAAAGCCGCCTGCGGAATGGCGTTGGCGGGCTGACATCGCGGCAGTTGCTGGATGAGACGGTGCAGGCTTTGGCGGGTGCGTTCAATGCTTCGTGATTACCAGCGCCGCGCCATCGACCAGCTTTACGATTGGCTCCGTTCAAACGATGGGCATCCCTGCCTTGTCATGCCAACCGGCGCGGGCAAGAGCCACATTGTAGCTACACTTTGCAAAGAGGGTTTGCAAAACTGGCCGGAAACGCGGGTGCTGATGTTGACCCACCAGAAGGAGCTTATCGAACAGAACGCCGCCAAGATGCGCGAACATTGGCCTGGCGCACCGCTGGGCATCTATAGCGCCAGCATTGGCAAGCGCCAGCTTGGCGAACCGATCACGTTTGCAGGCATCCAGTCTGTACGGACAAAAGCCGGACAATTAGGCCATGTCGATCTTGTCATTATCGACGAATGCCATCTTGTCAGCCACAAGGATGAGGGCGGGTATAGGACGCTACTAAACGCCTTGCTGGCTATCAATCCGGCCTTGCGTGTTATCGGGCTGACAGCCACGCCTTACCGCCTAGGCCACGGCCTTATCACTGACAAGCCCGCGCTATTTGATGGCCTGATTGATCCGGTGACGATTGAAGAACTGGTTTACAAAGGATTTTTGACCACGCTGCGAAGCAAGGTGACCAAAGCCCGCTTTGACCTAGATGGCGTCCACAAACGCGGCGGCGAATTTATCGAAAGTGAATTGCAGGCGGCAGTTGATACCGAGGACAACAACGCCGCCGTTGTGGCTGAAATCATGGCACTTGGCGCGGATCGCAAGCATTGGCTGATGTTCTGCACTGGCGTTGACCATGCCCAGCACATTGCTGATTTGCTTAATGATCGCGGCATAACCGCCAATTGCGTGACGGGTGCAACGCCAAAGGCGGAACGGGAGCGCATGATTGCCGACTTCAAGGCTGGGCGGATTCAGGCGCTAACCAATGCCCAAGTGCTGACCACCGGCTTTGACTTCCCGGCAATCGACCTAATCGCCATGCTGCGGCCCACCATGTCACCGGCACTCTATGTGCAGATGGCAGGGCGCGGGCTTCGCGTTGCGCCGGGCAAGGCTGATTGCTTAGTCTTAGACTTTGCCGGCGTTGTAGCTACACACGGCCCGATCACTGCTGTGCAGCCGCCAACCAAAGCCGGCAAAGGTGACGGTGAAGCTCCGGTGAAAGTCTGCGAGTTTTGCGATGAGCTATGTCACCCTAGCGTGAAAATCTGCCCGGCTTGCGGCTCAGAGTTTCCCGCGCCAGAGCCTAAAACCTACCGGCTGCACAACGACGATATCATGGGATTTGCGCCGTCCGAAATGCCTGTCACGTCATGGCGCTGGCGCAAACACACCAGCAAGACCAGCGGGAAGGATATGTTGGAAGTGACCTATTACGGTGCGCTGTCCGATCCTGGCGTCAAAGAATATTTGACCGTAACGCACGAAGGTTATGCCGGGGAGAGGGCAGTATTTAGGCTGGTCATGATCGCCAGCAATGCCGGCGTTGCGCTTAAGCCTAGCATGACGCTAGACGGTGTTGCGGCGATCCTAAGCGGTGGCAAGCCGCCAACCGGCATAACATATAAACGCAATGGCAAATATTATCGCATAATCGGAAGGACATGGCTATGAGTATGGCAACAAAGCCGGCTGCACTGATTGACTGGGAAAATGCCCGGCCTAGACTGTGCTGGGATTGCAACTATTTCCACAGGGAAACGAACCATTGCCACAAACACGCCGCAACGCCACCGGATCAATTTCAGGGAACGCCAAGCGCATGTCAGGATTGGAAGGAACACGATCCATACGATGTGCAGGCAAGGGAAGTGCCGTTTTGAAGGAGCGGGCGCAGCCACTGCCAACAGAGCATGAAGAACAGCGTGAAATTGTGTTCTGGTTCCGCCGCAAGTTTAGCGATGTTCGCATATTTGCGATTCCAAATGGCGGCTGGCGATCCCGCGCCACTGCGGCCAAGCTAAAGGCCGAAGGCGTTAGCCGGGGCGTTCCAGACATGTTTATTCCGGCCTGGGCATTATGGGTGGAAATGAAACGCTCACAAGGCGGGCGTTTGTCGCCAGACCAGAAAAGCTGGCACCTTTACCTAGCATCAATCGGCCAAACGGTGCTGGTTTGCTATGGTGCAGACGATGCCAAGCGCCAGATTGAAGCGCACATAAAAGCGGCGGGTTTTTAGGCCCGCCGCCGAAATGTTAGGCTGCATATTGCCAGACGCGCCAGCCGCGCTTGGCTGCTACGGTGCGATAATGCCGCTCAAATTCCGCCGTGGCCTGTCTGGCGCTGCGCTCAATGGCGAGATCATTAGCAGCCCAGCCGGTGCCGATTGCGCGAACCGCTGACTTGCGCGGCGGCAGGTTGATGCGCTCAATACGGCGGCGCACTGATGTGTGAGCTACGCCCAGCCGATCCGCAATCTCCATAATGGTTGCGCCATCAGACCACATTTGCCGCAGCGTGGCATCAGCCCTGCCATACCAGCGCCCATCAACCCGCGTATTGCTGCAATTGAGCCGATAGGCGCGGCATTTGACCGCTGAAATATTCCGGCCCGGCAAAGCGGCTGTGACCTGCACATAGGTGTCACCAGCCTGCATCATGCGTGTCAGAATTGCATCTTCCTCTGGCGTCCAGTTCTTCAGCGTCATGCGTCTTGCTCCCTTTTGGTTAGTTCGTCGGCCAAGCCCTGAACGCTCAAAGCGCGTTCTATGGCGTTGGCCATCACCCGTCGCGGCACCATTTTGCCGCGACGAATCCGGTTGATATGCGACTGCGAACAGCCGATTAGCGCGGCCAGCTTAACGTCATTAAGCCCGGCTAGGCGCATTGCATGGGTCATGATTTTGCTCATGCGCTGCCCATAGGGGTCAAAATAAAATGCTGCAAGCATATTTTCATGCTTGACGCATAGCCGGGAGATTGGCAGGGTGGCGTCAACAACAACGGGAGACACACACCATGCTACGCGAAGCCCTGCCAATGGCCTGCCTGTTTATCTGCCTTGCCTTGCTGGCAATGATCTAAGGGGACGCACAATGTATAGCGCCAAGGAAGTTGCAAACTGGGTGATGAACGCGCCGGAAGGCAACATCGTCGCCAAGATTGTCAGCGATGCCACCCATTCAATTCCCGGTGATCTTGGCCGCTTTGTGAGGCTGCTAGACGATGAGGGCTATATTTTCGCCATGTGGCATCGCGCACTAACCAGCGAGGGCCAGCCGATTTATACATGGCATTTCCAGCGCCGTCGCCGCCCAGCCAATCAAATCGTGCTCAACGCCTTGATCAAACACGCTGCCAACCGCCAGCCTGCGAGCCTGTGAGATGGCTGCGAAAGTCATAATTCAAGATCGCGCATTCTGGCGACTCTATCCCGATGGGCGCATGGTTCGCATTTATGCTAACGAGCGCATCAGGGCGCATCTGTCACAGGTCAGATCGGTGGAAGTGCGGATGGCCAAAGACGAAGCGCCGCCGAAGCGCACCAACCACCCGCCGCGCCCGCCCGGCACTATGCCCACTCTGCCCGCTGCTGATCGTGACATCGGTGACAAGACGTTGACCGAATTGGCGTTCGACCACGGCTATGGCAGCGTCTACCGCTTTAGTGAGGCTTTGCGAAAGCATCGCCGCGCTATCTATGATGCTGCCCGCGCCAATGGCCGCGAACGGGCGAACGCTAACTTGATGACGCCAGTGCAAGGTAGCCAACATGACGCAATGTAACTGCGCAGCTTGCCGCCGTGACGTGCCGCCAGTGCCGCCGTCCGATCGCTACATGGCCGCATTTGATGCGCGGGTGCGTGCCATACTGGGCAAGCCTGCTGTGCCTGCTTTAGATAGCCTGCCTGCTAATGTTCGGGCTTTTGTTGGCAAACTGTGATCGTTGCAACCTAGCGCGGCCAGCCTTGCACCAGCGCCGCCCGCTTGGCCTCACAGCGGG